TGATCGGCCATAGGTGCCTCGCGTCGTTAGGGCATGAACGGAGCGGCGAAGTTGTCCGGCATTGGGTTTTGAACCCGACGCGGCGGCGGCGCAGGAGGAGGCGCAGCCGGTGGGCGAGTGAGTTCCGCACGGCGGCGCTGATAGGCCTGTAGCGCCGGGGCAGACAGTGCAGAAGCATCTATCCGCTCAAGCTGCTCAAGGGTCGCCTGGCCGATCGTCTCTGGCGTCAGACGGCGCGAGATATTCGTCCGCTCCCGCATCTGCGTGCGCTCCTGCAGGAGCTCGGGATCGCGCACGTCCTGGACGACGTTGTCGCGGTTCAAGTTGTACCGGCCAGCCAGGCCCGTGTAACGCTCCACCTGCGCCCCGAAGTCGTCCATCTCCTGGAAGAACCGCTGGCGGCCAGCATTCACAAGCTGCTGCCGCGCGGTGTCGGAAAGCCTGCCGCCGCCGGTCACGGTGTTGAACATGGCGCGGATGCTTTCGGGCACGCCTGCGGCGTTCTGTGCCGTCGCAGCTTCGCCGCCCGTGACTGTCGAGGTCGGGTCGTAGACCTTCATGAGAGACAGCACCAGCGCGATGTCCGACGCGCCCTCACCCTGGCGGGCAAGATCCATCATCGTGCGGAAGGCGGTCTGCCGCTGCGCGAAAGGCTCGCCCCTTTTGTTGAACTCGTCGCGCAGCGCGTTTTCGCGCGTGAAGGCAGTGCCTTCCTGCTCGGAGCGCCGAGTGACAGCCTCCTGGTTGGCCCTGATCCAATCGGCAGGGGTTCGCATCGTCGGGCGAAGCAGCGCCTCCTGTTCCGGCGTAAGAACCCAGCCAGGCGGGCGTGCTCCGGCAGGAGGGGCACCAACAGGCGCGCCAGCGCCCGCCGCCGGTTGTGCTGCTGCGGAGGGCTGGCCTGCTGGTGCAGCCGCGCTCGGGGGGGCGGGCTGAGACGGAGCCGCCGCGGCAGGCGCCTGCGCGCCGGGAACGGACGGACCAAGCAGGCCGGGGAAAGTCTGGCTAAAGGCCGCCGCTGCGTCGCGATCACGGCGCAGCTGTTCCTCCGCAGCATCAGCCTGGGCCCTCGTCAGGCGTCCCGCCGCGACATCGCGCTCAAGCTGCGCCCGCGCCGTTTCTTCCTGCAGCGGGTTGCTTAGTCTGGCCACCCGGATCTGCCGCATTGCCTGGCTCACGTCGCCGGGACGCATGCCGGAAAACTGCGAGAGGTCAAAGCCCGTCGCCTGGCGGAAGGCCGCAGGGTCACGCATGAGCTCGCCCAGGCGGCGCGTCTCATCCATCTCCGCCCGACGCTGCTCCATCTGCGCGCCCACCATGCGGCGCTGGGAGGCGCTCATCAGGTCTTGGTTTATCCCCGACGCCGCACCGCCCAGCTGGGACAGCAGCTGCGCCCGCTGCGCCGGCATGATCGGCTGGCCAGCGGCGAGCAGCGTCGCGCTAATGTTGGCCAGCGCGTTCACCGCCGCGTCGCGCACATCGCTGCGCGGCACGCCGTAGCGCGGATCAATCTGCGCCATCTGCTCGGGATCGCCGCCCGTAAAGAAGTCCATAAGACCGACCATCGACTACCTCCTAGTCCAGCAGGCCGCGGCGGCGGCGAATAGCGATCGGCTCAAAGGGCCGGGGCGGAACGACCTGGGCGCGCATCTGCGGTTGCTCCATCTGCGGCGGAGCGCCCAGCTGCGACAGCCCCAGGAAGCCGCGCTGCGCTGCACCGACTGAAGCCATGCGCTGCGCCTGCTCGCGCTGCTGCAGCTGTTGGGCCTGCGCCTGTTCGGGTGTCAGGGGCGTGGCCGGGTCGACCAGCGTCGGCGCAAGGTAGTTGCCGAGACGACGCAAGCCCGTGCCGATGTCATTGCCGTAGACCGGCGCGGCAGCAGCAGGCGCGGGCGCAGGGACAGGCGCAGGAAGCGGGACGACAGGCTGCGGCTGCGGAGGAGGAACGGCGAAGGATCCTATGTCCGCCTCCGGGCCCGGCACGCCGGCAGGCGCTCCGCCTAGGCCCAAGCGAGAGGCGAACTGCCGCCCGATCTCCGTGATCGGACCCACCCCGCCCGCGTCACGCACTGCGTACCAGGGGCGCACGCCACGGTCGCGCATGCGCTCGAGAGAGAAGTCCACCTGCTCCCGCCAGTTGTCGGCAGACGGCGGCGCGCTGAACCGTTGCTGGAACTCATAGGCCATGCCGCCCGGCGCGATGCGGCGCGGATCGCGCGAGCCCGAGAACAGCTGAAAAGGCCCGAAGGAGTAGCCGCGCGTGTCCGCATTGCCGAAGGTCGGAGAGCCCAGCGTGCGCGGGTTGAGCCCCTCCCGGCTGGCAATGCCGAGAGCCATGTTCGGATCGACGCCGAGTTCCGTCGCGCGGCGGAAGATGTAGTCGGCAATGGTCGGGACGTCAGCCATCGCCCATGGCCTTCCGCATCGGGCCGAAGCCTAGATTGCTGACGACCTTGCGCCCGCCGATCTCGCGCACCTGGTCGGGGTACTTCTTCTCGACGTCCTGCGCCATCGGGCCGACGACCTTCGGGTAGGTCTTCGGGTCGCCCTTGTAGCGGTAGGCGTACATATCGAGGCCTGATTCCTTGTCGCGCCCGACCTTCTGGATATCGGTCTTCTCGCGCCTGTCGGAAAAAAGGCCAGCAAGAGACGCGATGCCTGACGCGGCAGATCCGATAGTACCCAGCCCCTGCAGGAACGAATTGCCGCGCGGCACGAACTGCGTGCCGGAGGCCGTCGTACTGTAGGGCGTGGCGCTGGTCGCGCCCAAGCGGAGGTTCAGCATCTCCGTCGGATAACGCTGCTGCGCTTCCCACCGCGCGTAGGCCTCATCGAGCAGCGCCTGCTGCTGCGACTGGCGCTGCGCGCCGATGTTCTCAAGGAGCGCCGCATCCAGTTGCCGAGAGGTCTGGTACTGACCCGACAGCGCCCCCAGCTGGGCCGCCGTCGCGTTGCGCAGCGCGCCCGTCTGCAGTTCCGCGCCCTGGTTCAGCTGCTGCGCCTGCAGCGCCTGGCCCGCCGAGAACTGCTGCGACTGCAGATCCGCCTGCTGGTTGGCCAGCGCGGCCTGCATCGCACGCTGCTGATCGGCCTGCACTAGGTTCGCGGCCTGGTCAAAGCCCCGCGACCGCAAGTTAGCGGAGAGCTCGCCGGCAGACCGCGCCGCCTCGCCCAGCGCCACGCCCTCGGCAATCCCCTGGCGCGACCCGCCAAAGGCGCGTGCGGCCAGGGCCTGATCGCCCAGCCGGTTGATCCCCATCTGCGTCGCGCCCGCGAGGCGCGACATCGCCGCGTCCTCGACGTTCTGAATGTAGGGGTTCATGTAGGCGCCGATGTCGGCCTGCGTAAACTGCGGCGCGGTCACACCCTGCGCGCGCACCATGCCAGGCTGCACCTGCAGCGGCTGGTACGCAAGCTGGTTCGTCAGCTGGTTAAAGGCCTGGCCGTAGATCGGTGCCGTCTGGCCGACCCCCTGCTGCGCGTAGTCGAAGGCCTGCATCTGCTCCGGCGCGAAGCCCGCAACCATCTGCCCTTGGTAGGACTGGAAGGGCTGGTTGCTGATCGCGTCAGCGCGAGCGATGTTTTCCTTCGTGACGTCCTCGAGCCACGCCGGGATCTCAGTCCGCTGCGTGACCGTCTGAGCACTCGGTGCGCTTCTGCCCATGGGGGTGGTACTCCATCATTATCATCCGCCGCTTCCAGCCCCTAGCCTTTAGGACCGGCTCGTAGCCCGGCCTGACGCAGGCCTGGCCATACTCACATCCTTGCTCCAGCGCCCACTTCTCCACCTGCGGCATGAGATCCATGATCCCGTCGAGCTCGCCCGCAGACAAGAAGAAATGAGCGTACTTGCGCCGTGGTGACTGCACGATCTCCGTGATGATGATCGCGCGGTCGTTGTGATGCGCCTGCATCTCCCCTCGATTGAGGGCTTCGATGACGTCTTCTAGGGAATGCGTGTCGCTGCCAAGCCGCAGCGCCTTCCGCATCCTAGTAAGGAGGAGAGCCTGTTTGTCCAAGGGCCACCGCCGTTGTTACCAGGTTCCCGGAATTGTCTACCGTAACTTTATACACAGACCCATTGGGCGCTTGAAGCAAAACCGACTCGACCGCCTCGATCTTGGTCACCGTCTGGCCGACGATCTGGTCCAGCGCCGACAAGGCCCGCGTGAAGTAGCCGGGGTCGTAGGCCGCAGGAGCGGGGGGGAGGTTCGCCCTCATCTCGCCCCCTTCGGCACGAAGTCAATCCGCATCTGGCCGATACTCCATTCAGCGTCTTCCGTCGCGGCGATCTTGATGCGGAAGTCCCGGCCTGTCACGCGTACATCCGTGTAGCCGTCGGAGCGCGGGTTGTAGGGCCCCGACGTCGTCTCCGCCCCCTCGGGGGTGAAGGACGAGAAGAACGTCAGCTGCGTGCTGTCGTAGCCGTAGCCGCTGTCCGTCAGCGCCTGACGGACAAACGAAATGGACCCACCGTCGCGCAGGTTGAAGGCGCCCGTCTCGGCGTAGCGCGCTGTCTCGATCGGCGTCCCCGCCGCGGTCCAGCCGCTTTCCTGGAAGTAGAGGTTCTTCGTCTCGTCGGCGGCGATCGGGTTCTTGTAGACGCCAGAACTGTAGGCCGCCGTGCGCGTCATGCTGTTTCCGATGCCCCACCAGTTTTCCTGGTAGTTGTAGTAGACGGACAGGTCGGGGACCGAAGAGCCGATCGACGGGAACCAGAACCAGACCTCGGAAAAAGTGCCGTTCTCGGAGCCGTTCGCGAACAGCGGCCCGCTGTCCGGGTCGACATTGCCGAAGACATACTCGCCCACGTCGCAGACCAGCGGCTTCACGACGCCGCCGTCGTAGATCCAGAAGCCGTCCTTGCCCATCCAGATGCAGCGGCCCGCAAAGGTGGCGAAGGAGCGCGGCGACATGAGGCCGCAGCCGAAGCCGATGCGTTCGATCGAGTAAATGTAGGGCAGGCCGATGAACCGCATCAGCCAGGCTTCGGAGTCCGTCCAGATCAGCGTGCCTTCGCGAACAGGCGCGCACATGACGAGATAGCTTTCCGTGTCGAGATCCAGGAAGCCCGCCGTATTCACCGTCGAGGCGAAGTCCCAATCGGTGTAGTTCTCGCGCGAGCTCCACCCGACGCGGCGCGAATTGCCGTTCACGCCCAGGAGCACAGCGTGGCGCTCCGGCGTGACGATCACGGCGCGGTTGTTGGTCGGGATCGCCTTCGTCGTGTTGACGCTGCCGCCCGCTCCGGTCGTATCCGTACCCGAAGAGGCGAAGGTGAACGTCGTCAGGCTGGGCGCAGACGTCACTGTCTGCGTGCCGTTAAACGATCCCACCGCGTTGCCCGAGATGACGACCGACTCGCCCACGGCATAGCCGTGGTGGTCCTGCGTCGTCACCGTGGCGACGTTCGCGGCGCGCGTGATGCTGACGATCGGGCTTGTGCCGACAGGCCCAGCCAGCGGCTCGCCAATGTTCCAGTGCAGCAGCCGCCCGTCGCTTGAGGACACCGCCAGGATGTCGTCGCCCCAGTTGTCGAAGGTCCAGCTGAACGACCGCTGGATCAGGCTGCTATTCGGACGCCGATCGGCAATCGGCAGGGACGCCGTGCCGCCCGAAGACGACGCGTTCCCCGCCGTCTGGGCGTAGGTAAACGTCGTCGAGGTCGGAACGCTGGCGATCGTGAAGGTGCCGTTGAAGGACGACGTCGTCACGTCGGAAATCAGCACGGACATGCCCACCGGAAACCCGTGCGGGACCGCCGTCGTGATCGTCACGACATTGGAGGACCGCACCGCCGACGTGATGTCCCGGCTCGCGTAGTCGAGGCCGTACAGGAGCTCGCCGTAGTCCCAGGCGCCGTAGGCCCCGTACTGCGCCAGGGCCGGGCCAACGTAGCCCAACGGCGTCACGTCAGTGAACGACGAACCCTCGAGGATGTAGAGATTGTCCTCGCAGCCGATGGCCCCGTAAGGCAGGTTGTCGGGTCCGGTCCAAGTAAACAGCCCGCGCACCTGACTCGCCAGCGGCGCGCTGGTGATGCGCTGCCAGCCGCCCACCGGCAGCAGCTTGCCGGAGCGCCACCGGATCAGGTTCGCGTCCCAGAAGCGCCCCTTGGCCTGCAGCGGCGTCGCGGGCTTCACGACACCAGGCGGGATGTTCAGCGCCGCAAGAGGCATTAGGCCATCTCCTCTCCGCGAGACAGGTGGGCCGCGAGCATCTCGACATTATTTACGCGCCGCATCCACCCACGACCGAAGACATGGAACGTCGGAAGGCGCCGCAGGAAGGCGGCCCGCTCTTCGCTGTACTCCGCGAGGAATCCGTCAACGTCTTGCGCGCAGGCCGCCCGGATCGCCGCCATCGTCTTAGGCCCCAGGACACCGTCTTGCGTTGTGCCCGCAACCTTCTGGGCAAAGATAATCGCGCGCCGCGGGCCGGAGTTCACCGCGCAGTCGAAGATCACATAGTCCGCGCCCGCCGGTAGCTCATCGCCCCGCACCGCGTCCCAGTAGCGGCTGCGGTAGATGTCCCGCAGCGCCTCGTCGCTGATCTCGCGGAGCTCGTCCTTCGTCACCTCGCGCCCGAGATGCGCCTCGAGGACGCGCTTCGTCACGCCCTTCATGGTCGCGCCGCCAGGATCTGCCGGATGGTCGGACCAGCCGCCCTCATGCTGCAGCACCGCCGCGAGCGCAGCGTCGAAGTTGCCCTTCATCGCTGCACCTTCAGCACCTGACTCAGCGTGTCGTTTTTCTCGCGCGACCCCGCCGAAGATCCGAAGTAGTAGCTGATGATCGCCCCCCAGGCGGTGCCCAGCGTCCCCAACATCACCAGCATCGCCTCGCCACCGTGCTGCGGCAGGCCGTAGGAGATCATGTAGCCCAGCACACTGAAAAAGCCGATCGTGACGGAGGCCGCGAGAAGCCGCGGCGTCCAATCGCGCAGCTTTACCTCGCGTTGCCGCGCGCTGTCGCGATCGGCGCTCGAGATGCGCTCGAGGTCAATGTCGAGTTTCCGCATCTCGACGGCGAACTGGTATTCGGCCTGTTTCAGCGCAAGCAGCTGCTCCGGCGTAGCCGTCGCCGCCGCATGCGCGAGCTCCTCCTCCGTGCCGTCAGGCTTGCCCAAGAGCGCGTCGGACAGCGCGCGCGTCGCTACCCCCGCGAGAGGACCACCC